AATCAAAATTGCTCTGGCCAGTTACCGGGTCAATATCCGGCACTGCAATTACTTTTACTCTCGGATTCCCAATGTACATGTTCTGAATACGCCCTATAACGTCCTGTACGCTCCATCTGGTGGCAATATGAATCTCCTTGCAGTTCTTACCGTCTGTGTCTTGAATCTTCCTCTGACGGGCATCTACAGAGTATTTACTCCACAATTTTTCAAGAATCATCGGGTTAAGTGCTTCTTCAATGCCACCGATCATATCATCTACCAGAAGAAATTTTGATGCACGGACTTTACCGGCATTCTTACTTCCGACAGACGTACACTGCACAGATGGGAACGGTTTATACTTCCCAACATTGAACTGCTCAACTTTTGCATTGGTACTGGTAACTTGCAAATCCGGGAAAATTTCATTCCAGGCATACTCATCAGCGTTGGTGACAATATCGTACATACCGTCATAATACATTCTGGTAATGTCTCCACTGTGGGAATAGAACAGATTAAAGTCTTTCGGATACCAACCAATTACCGCAGCATTGAAGAATTTCTCGATAGTCGTTTTCCCGGCTCCAGGAATTAGGCTGATACATAAAATGTCATATTTATCATCTATCATTCCCTGTAGAGCATCCACCAGACCAATTTTCAAAAATTGTTTCCTTCGTGGCATGTAAAACCGTTCTTTAGGTTCTCGCTTATGCTCAATATACCGGAAAAAGCTGTCAACCACTTTATTTTGTGCTTCCAGAAGCAATACTGAATGGAATTTGTCAATCAGATCATAGCTTGTTTTATTTGCAAACGCATATTTTTCCAGATCCCAGATCGTCCCACAGGTCTGCGCCATGCAGTAACGTTCTATAAGCTCTTTAGACCGTTTTGTAAGTTGCAAGCCATACTCTGTATCTTTTTCATTATTTATAGCCACTGAACATGCTTCTACGTATGCCTCAATGACTGTCTCATCTATGCCATGCGCCTGTATATAATTTTCGTATCCTTGGATTGTTTTTTTTAGATTTTCAGATGCCAATAGAAAAGCACCTCCACTTTCAAAGAGCAAAGGTGCTTGTAAGACCTCTGCCTATAATTTTTTTAGGTTAGCGACTGAACCAATATTCAGTCGGTAATTGTTTCAACTATACTTTTTTATGCATTCCTGGCAAATGTTTTCCTTCCAAAACGGATGTCCATTAGGAACATCTGCAAAATGATGAAAAACATCTGCTCTACGATATTTTTCCAGAAATATGTATCTATGACATGAGTTGCACATTTTGGGAAAAATAGCAAAACGATTAAATTTAGTAAGCATGCTTGCCTCCTTTTTTAACTGGCCGTTGTCACATCTTTCATCATCCGATAATTCATTTTCATTTTTCAATAATCGTTATGGTGTCCTGAATGCCATAATAGATCAAGTACCGTTTTCCTTCTTCACTCTCAAATTTAATGTAATTGTCGGTATGATCGCTTTCTACATCAACTTTTCCTTGATAGTGAAAGATTTCCCGTCCATCCTCTGCGGTTATCGTAATTTCCCGTTCAATTCCGTTTGTAATTTCAGACCGAAAATCTTTCAGTCCTCTTATTCCGCTGGCAGTTGACGTATTGTACCAGTTCATTCCAAATGCCAACGCTCCAACAATTACCACAGTGCCAATAATAGTTACAATTCCTACCGTTTTGCTATCGCAGGACAGAAAAAAAGTATACCAGCAGCAATTCCTGCTAATAATAAAACTCCTAAAACAATCCATTGTCCTAATGTAAACATTTTTATACCTCCACCAATTTACTCTTCTACAAGTTCATATGTCTTTGCGAAAATATCCGGTTTGCACGGATAAAGTTCACCATGAACGCCACGGATGATAAAATCACCAACAGAAACATGGTGTTTACCTTCCAGCGTGTCAATGAACAGCTCTACCGGCGGTTCCTCACAGTCCAGAGAATCAAAATACATGGTTCCATTCTGGAATGCATCTCTAGCCCAGTCTGGGCAATACCATTCACTATTTGAGTAAATCAGATCGCCGTCATACTGAAACGCTTCTACGACAACCGGTTTCTTTCTATACTTTTCCATTTTCAATCCCATCCTTCCCAATATTCAGTCGCTAAAGTTTTAATAGAATTTTCTATTTCTCCACTTGTGACATTTGGGGCAGTAACACCGCCATACAGTTACTTTGTATCCGCTGTAGTCAAAGTAACTTTCAACTATATGCGCAAATATCCATTCGTGATTGCATGTCAATTGAAGAAAAAATCTGGCAATATATTTCATTTTTACCATTCCTCCCAATGTTCGCATGAATCATCTAAACCTCTGAATCCACCGCAGTAATCAGAATCCGCATTGCAACATTCTCCGTCACGTTCTATGTAATGCCTGCATGTTGAGCAATACTCTGGTTTATCTCCAAAAGTCGTACAATCAATCATTTCCTGCTGGCTTTCCGGTACACTCCGGCTCTCCAAATCTCGCCACGTATCTTTCTCTATGCTCTCAATTACTTCTGCCATGCTCATTCCTTATAAACCTCTCAAAATCTTCCATGCATTTGCAACACAAGTCGTATGTGACATTTAAAATACCATTCTTTGTAATCGAATTTCCGCACAATATTCCTTTTTTAATTTCTGCACCGCACCTGTCGCAAGTGCGCCATTCTTTTCGATGTTCCATTATTCCACCAACTTTCTGCCGCAGATAGGGCAATAAATTATTGCCATAGCCACACATAAATTCATTTTTCTATTGGAACAATTAGAATAAGGTGGGCATTTATCCATTTCGCAGCATATCACATGTTGGTCTATAAATTTTCCAATTTTAAATTTGCCGTAATGATGTTTTACAGCCTCTTTACCTTCACAAAATTCACACATTTCTAACTCTCCACAATAGCCCATTTATGGAACTGTTTAAATCCTTCTTCAACCAAAGCGGGTGATGCTTCTTGATTTCCAAGGTAAACTCTGTACTCTTTCCCGTCCATTTTCAAAATTCGGGATGGGATTTGCACCCATCATACAGTTTATCTTACACAAGGATAGTTTGTTGTGTTCCCTCCTACTCACTAGCACCCCAGTCATGTACTCCGCCGTTTAATGAGTGTCCTGCAACATCTTAAGGATAACTGTGTAAGATTCCGCGTTTACCTATTCCGCCACCGAATTTTTCTGGCTTACTATTCAGCAAATTATGATCTGGACACCAGAAACGCCAATGGTAGGATTTGAACCCACAAGCCATGTTCTCCATAGCACATCTGTTTTCAAGGCAGCGCCGTTATAACCATTTCGGTATGTTGGCAAAACGCAGTGTGTAGGACTCGAACCTACAAAGCGGATATTCCGCCCGACCGGATAGCAACCGGCTCCAATACCATTATGGGAACACTGCAAATTGGTAAGATGCACTCTATCCAAAAGGTTTTATCCAAACGTAATTAGAAACTTAGAGTGTCCTGCCAAAACTGATTTCGTTGTACTTCCTACTATCAGCCTTTTTGTTGTACGTTTCTTTTTCTCACGTATATTGTTCCTAAGAACACATACGACCGCCCTTACATATTCCATAAATTTGGAAATGGGGAAGAGAGGAATTGAACCTCCATTGTTTACCACATGGGAACTGATTTACAGTCAGCCGCAACACCACCAATCGTTGCCGCTTCCCCGGAATTGGAACACCAGGAATCGAACCCGGGACTCTCCGGATATAAGCCGGAAGCTCTACCACTGAGCTATGTTCCAAAATTGCATATGTCAGCTCCATGACGTTTTAGGTGATATGCAAGCACCTGCCAGCCTTTACGTTGACGGCGAACTGAGACGATTGCGCCAAGGCACCACACTTTTGATACAATCGCCTGCTGCGATTCTTTTGTACAGGGAATGATGAAATCCACGGGTAACTACCGCAGCAAAACCCAAAACCCACCGAGCCGTGCGATGGCTCTTTAATCAGCTTTCCGCTAGTGGGTCTTAAAGGAGAAGAAGTCATATGAAAACCAATGACATCATGATCCGCTTTAGCTTTTGGTACGAATCTTGAATGGCTTTGCCTTCCATAACCAGTTGAAACCTTGTCTTTGTATAGCGTAGGACAACATCAACGCTTAGCTGGGATAGCCGGATTCGGACCGGCGAATGCAGGAGTCAAAATCCTGTGCCTTAGCCGCTTGGCGATACCCCATTATTTCTTTCGCTTACCCTGATGCTCCAACTGGCAAACGATCATAGCAGCTACATTTTCTCGTTGCTGTCCAATTCCATGTCCCTGCCGGAACAGTTCGCATTGTAGGACTTCCGAGCAGTTCTGGCATTCATCATTGATTTCCTTGCTCCCGATTTTCATTCACATTACCCTCTTCCAGCTCAATGTATTTTCGGATATACCATCCTGCCTTTTTCACATCTTCCAGTCCGTTTTTCCCGCAGTGCCGGTAAAGATACTTAAATGCGTTGCAGATGCAGAAACTCTTAACAGCTTCAATTCCCTGTGTTTCCAGCATAACCTCGATACACTCAAATTTTCCTGTCTCGTAGTGTGACGGATGATTTACATTGTCAGCCATTATACGTCCCCCTCTTCCCGGTGAAGTGATCTTTCCACCTCAAATCCATCCGGATACCGTGCTTTTAATTTCTCAATGTTCATTTCCATTACCGCATCCATGCTAGTTCCAATAGCTTCACAGGCCTCGGCAATCATCCACAGACAGTCACCAAGCTCTTTCATCATGTGCTGCTTATCTGCTTTATGTCCCTGGTATTTCTTTTGCAGGATTCCTGCTACTTCGCCAGCTTCACTGTTCAAACCAAATACAGCATGATAAAATCTGTCTGATTTATTCTCCGGCGGTATATTACATGTCCGCATTGCTAATTTCTGATATTCACTTCCGGTCACTGCTTTACTCCTTAAGGTCTTTTTGTTTTTTCGGAAATTTGGGGGACTTAGTAGGGCGATTTTTCCGGCCCCGTCAGACCCCCTCCCCCGTGCTTTTCCGGTCCTTCAACATGTCGCAAAATAACTATTTGACGACATGTTATAAAAATATACTAGATATTGTGTATCTACTGCTTTTTCTATACTATATCTAGTTTATTTCTGAGTTCTCGTCGTTTTTGTCCATCCCAGGCAGACAAACAAGATCTTTTTGTCCCAACTGCGGTAACTGATCCGCCGTTAATACCTGCGACCTCTGGCGGTTGCTATCTGCTGTATATGGGCTTGCCCAGCCGTGCCGACGATTGAGAATTGCGATCACTCCGACCGGGTTAGCCTTGCCCGATGCAAGTTTATTTTCTAAGCTTTCCTCGTTGTATTTCAAAAGCTTTTTGTGAATCTCAGAACCCTTGCGGCTTAGTTCCCTTGGATTATAGCCC